TTATCTTTACAAATAATTACAAGAATATGAAAATATACACATCATACTTCGGTAATAGCAAGAAATTGCAACAGGCAGGAATTAAGGTTATAGGAATATCACTTTATCCGCCACGCTGGTTCAATGGAATATCTCTTAAGCAAGTAGCTCCAACGAAAAGTATTCTTTTTGCAAATGGGCAAACGCAAGAAGAATATACACGACGATATAGATCGGAAGTCCTTTCTCAGCAAGATATGCAGCAGTTCTTAAAAACAGTAGAGCAGGCAAGTGGAGGACAAGACGTTGCTCTTTGTTGTTACGAAAAGCCAGAGGATTTCTGTCATAGACACATATTGGCGGACTGGATAAAAGAAAAGCTTGGTATAGAAATATCGGAGTATGGATATACTCCAAAGAAAGAACCAGATTATGTACAAGGTTCACTCTTTTAACCACATAATGACAAAGCGGGAAGACGCTTGACAATCGGACAGACGATGCTTGCGCAAATAGCTCAATGGTAGAGCGTTGTCTTTCCATGACAAAGGCTGGTGGTTCGATTCCACCTTTGCGCTCAATATGCGGAGATAGCTCAGTTAGTTAGAGTGCATCCTTTCCAAGGTTGAAGTCGTAGGTGCAAATCCTACTCTCCGCTCAAATGTGTATTAAGCAATACATAACTTATGAATGTATCAGTAATAGGGACGGGAAGCGTACACACATAAGAATAAAGCAACTTTGAACATCATGGAGGAATTAGACAAGGAAAAAATGATTATCCTTGATGCTGTCGGTGGAAGAAAGATAAATATATACGAAGCTGGAGGTTTCCTTGGTAAAGACCCTTTAGAGAGCTTTTTTAAGTATTCAGAATCATCTGATAGAGCGATAAGCCCAACGTCTATCCACTCACGATATATTACAGAAGACGTATCGCAGGGGCTTGTGCTGTTGGAGGATATCTCGCTTAAATTAGGAGTCAACTCCCCTATAACTACCGCTCTTATAAATATAGCAAGCGCAGCTTTAGGAGAGGATTTTAGAGGAAAAGGACGCACATTAGAAAAACTCGGTGCTTACCATTACATAGAACATTTGAAATATCTAAGATGCAAGAGGAATTAAACGACATAAAGACACGAACCTTTGGTGTTGAGATTGAAATGTGCAATCTTGATAGGTCTAAGGTTGTTTTACCAGAGGGGTATTCGTGGAGCAAGGACGAAGAAATTGTTAACACAGATGGTTCGTCAAACAAGAAGTTTGGAGGAGAAGTAAACACCCCTCCTTTAAACATCTGTAGTCTAAAGGATTTGCATGGATTACGCAGCGTTTATGAATCAATGGTGAAAGCTGGTGGTAAAATCAAATGGACTGTTTACACTCACGTACATATATATGCAGGGGATTTGTCAGTAGAGCAATTGAGAAAAGTGTTCTTGTTTTTTTATATTTGTTATCCATATTTCAAAAAATATGCAAAGATATCGAAATGGGATGAAATGGTTTCCATTTTGATGCCTCCACCAACTGACAAGTATTATCAAGGAGTGCTCAATGCTCAGACTTTTAATGATATACGAGAGCTATTCACTAATCAATCAAAGAAAGGTTTTATTCGTCATGCATTTAACATATCTGCTCTATTCAAGACTAAGACGATAGAGTTTAGAGCATTTCATGGTACAGATGATTTCTATTCAGCATTGAATTGCATCTTCTCAGTGTATAGAATGTTTTATTATGCTGTAAATCATGATTTACAGGACTTCAATAAAATATCATCATACGATGAGTTTAAGGTGGCAGTAAAGCTTAAATATGACGTACCAGAAGAACTTGTACCTCTTATTTACCAAGGTAACCCTTATAGTAATATTGAGACTTTTCAGTCAAAATCATTGCCCTATAATTCCAAGCAGGCTTCGGCATTGTATGAGGCTGTGAAAAAGAATGAGCATAAAGATATATGTATTGTTAACGGCTTTATGTATTACTATGAGCTATTTTTCTTTGAAAAGCTGAATATTTCAATATATTGTCAAGATCCGTATTGCCATTTACTATATTTGATAGCCAATGGTAAGGTGGCTCTGACTTATAGAGACAGACTTGGCTGGCTGGAAGATTACAATGATAAAACAGCAAAAAGACAGCTTGCCCTTGCCCTATATGCGGCAAGTTTGCAAAAGTTCTTTATGAGCAAAAGTGCGAGAAATGATGCAATCTTCAAGGCTCTGAGAATTAAGGCAAAGGAATCTATCGAAAAAACGGAGAAAGCTAACGAAAGATTACTTAAAATGCTAACGACCTGCGAATATCACGTAGGAACATTGCAAGACGCAATTAACTGCAAAAAGGTCGTTTTCTTTAACTATGGCAAGGATAAGAAACAAAAACGTACATTTAAGCTTATACAAGAGAATAGTGATTTAGATATTGATTTTTCTGTTTCTCGTAACGAGTATTACAACTTAGTGGAAAGTTTGCCTAAAGACACGTTCTTTTACTTTATCAGCAACAGCCCATTTCTAAGCAATATGCACAAGTTGGCAATGTTCAACAGTTCGGGCGGAGATAGATGGTCTGCGGGTAGATTTCTCTATTGTAATAAGCCAAGTAGAACAAGTGAAGTTAACACGTCGTATAAAGGGAATCATATTGAGGTTAACGAGATAGTTCCCCCAGATGACTTAGAAATAAATAATCATAAGAAACTGGAAGTCGTAAGGGTAAGTCCAGATTATTTATTATGCTTAAAAAAAAAATATATCAATAAAGTCGATATGGTAAGCAAGTGTACTTATGCTTTTGTTGTTATGTATGACAAATATACTCTTGGAGGTTTCGGGTTCACGTTACCGCAACACAAGGGATATGACTTATTCCAATTGACAGATTTTTGCACTAACAATGCAATCCCAAGATTAAGTAAGTTGATATTGTTTTGCATACAAGAGTATTCTGTACAACGAGAGTTAAGTCGCAGGATGCACAAACTGGTGGAGAAAGTTATCTCTTGCGCTTATACCCACAAGCCTGTTAGCATGAAGTACAGAGGTGTATATACGAAAGTAAAAGACCATTGCACTTCGTCATATCTTGCTTATGAGGGAACTCTTGGCAAGTATGCAAATAACAAGGAAGTAATTGATAGATACCAAAAACTATTGAATAATGGAAACGGAAAATAGGTGGAAATACGAAAAGATTGATATTAACCTTATAGACGAGGCTGATATGAACGCAAACGAAATGACTGGCGAAGACTTTGCTCAGTTGTGTGACAACATTGGCAAGTCAGGATTAAGTAGTGTGCCATCATGTTACAAAAAAGAGAATGGGCGATTTGTAATGATAAGTGGGCATCATAGGTTACGTGCCTGCAAGAAACTACATTACAAAACTATCGGTATATTGTATTGTTTGGAAAGTGAGCTGAGTAAAGATGAGATAATAGCGATACAGCTATCACATAACTCACTTCACGGGCATGATAATACGAGCATATTAAAGGAGCTGTTTGAGCAAATCCAGTCTGTTGATTTCAAGCAGTTTGCCCATGTAAATGTCGATGAGATTGCTCCTGTAAGCACAGATGGTATAAGTGTTTTTGCCTTGAAAGAGAATTTTGTTTTTACTGTTGTTCTGTACCCAGACTCGTTTGAGAATTTAGATGAGTTGTTTGGAGATATTCGTGAGCAGGCAAGCAAGAGTGATGCTCTTATTCTCGCAAATGAAAAAGAAAATGAGAGATTATTTTTGAAACTGCAAACAGAGATAGGCAAGCAATACGAAATAAAATCCCCAAGTGTAAGTTTTGCAAAGTTATTACAGCTTGCAAGTGAACGTTTAACAGAAATCAAGGAAGGTAATGATTTGGTCAATAGTAAGTAAAGATGAGATGGATAACTACGGCACAAGTAATGTGTTTAAGTTCTATCGTGAAGCTTTGGGAAGAGATAGTATCAAACTCGCTATAGTCGACGAAACGGATAGTCTTGATTTCGTTTCTGAAAATGACATTATTTTGCTTAGAACAGCAAGCAAACTACTTGTTGATACTATACGAAAGAAAGGTGTTAAAACTACGGCAGAAGACTTTGATGTATATTCCCTTGCAGATGACAAATTGCAAATGAATAGATTCCTTCTAAGTAAAGGTATTCTTGCTTCACAGCACCGTTCTCTTGATAATATAAAAGAAGGCGTAGTATATTTTGTGAAACCACGTTTTGGGAGCGATAGCAAAGGTGTTACAGAGAGTAGTATATGCACTTCAAGAGAGGATGTTGTAAAACAAGTTACTGTAATCAACCATACTTGTAATGGTAATGCCGTTATAGAAAATTTTATTGACGGGAAAGAATACACTGTTTCGGTTTTAAATATCGGTGGTTATATATATTGTTTTCCTATCGAAGTGGATTGTAGCGGTACACATGGAATACAGACGCAGTTAGGAAAGTCCTTGTTTTCTGAATGCGGATTATCACTTGAATATGATGAACGAAAAGAATTAAAAGCTCTTGCAGAACGAATATTTAAGGAGCTTGGCATTAAGCATCATGCACGAATTGATTTCAGACGTGACAAGGACGGCAAATTGTATGTTATAGATGTAAACTTGATACCTGGCCTTGGTCCTACTGGCGATTTTGCAAGATGTTTATTATTATCAGAGAATTATTCATATACAGACGCTTTGAAAATGGTTATAGCGTCTGCAACTAATCTATAAAGATATGGCAAAGAATATTTCAATAGAAAAGATTGCGGAGGTTTACAAGAAGAAGGGCTGCAATATTACGGCTGCTTGTGCTGCGCTTAATATTACGAGGCAGACATTTTATACCAGAAAGGCTAAGTCAAAGAAGCTGCAGGAGCTGATTGAAGAAGCGGATGAGTCAATGCTTGACTTTGCAGAGTCAAAGCTGATTGAGCACATTAACAATAACGATATTACCTCTTTAATTTTCTTCTTGAAAACTAAGGGTAAGAAGCGCGGTTATGTTGAGCGTACAGAACATGATGTTAATGCAACTCCATTCCAAGAATTGATGGAGTCTGTTATTGATGAAAAAGATTAATAAATGCGATGGAGGATAATGAATTATACATACCAGACATGATATTTCCAAGTGATAACATTTTGGAAATACCTTCTTTGCGTTTGGATGTTCAGCCAAGAAGTATAGAACGTCCATGGATTTGCTTTGGAGAACAGCGAAGGACATTCAACATGAATAATAATGGAACTTTGCATTTTTATACAGATGATTACCGTTTTAATTCTGTTTATGACCATCCAGAGAAGATATTACAACATCACCCTAATAGCATTGTAGAGCCAAATTTTAGTTTATTTGCAGATACACCTGTTGCTTTTGGTATGCAAGCTGTATACAAGAAAAGAGCAATCGGAAGAATGATGCAAGAGAAAGGGATTGGCGTTTTTGTAGATTTGAATGTTAATAGCAAGTTCTATAAGCTAAACCTTATAGGCGTTCCTGCTGGTTATCAATACTTTTGTACACGTGGCTATGAGGATAGACCTCATTATCTTGAGTATGAGTATAATATTGCAAAGATGATAGCTGGAGACAAACCTATTTTTTTTGTAGTTTATGGTGGTGGCGAAAAGATAAAGCAACTGTGTCGTGTAATGGGATTGGTTTACATCACTCCTATTATTGCTATAAAGAATAAAATAAAGGCTCTTGAGAAAATTTCAGACACGATTGCTTTCGGTAAATCTACAGCTGAATTAATATCATTAGAATCTGATAAACTTTTTATGAATCAGGTGCAGAATTTTTCAAATAAAAAAATAAAAATAGAAGATAATTATGAGTAAAGGTGGCGGAAGTACAAGGAGTAAATCTCCTAATAAAAAAAACAATCTCTTAGAATTGGCTCAGAAAGAGTATTATGAGTATACACATGGAGGTGGGTATAATTTTGAAATAATGGGAGAGTATTCACATATGGATGCAGTCTTTAGTGGCGCAAAAAACAATATGACCTTATACAGAGGTACATCGACTGAAGAGTTAAAACCTTTGCTTAAGGAAGTTGGTGTGAAAAATATTGAAGATTACAAGAAAGCTGAAGGAAAGGAATTTATTTCAAAGTATTTTAAAAGTACGAGTAACAATATAAAGACAGCAGATGATTTCGCAAGTGATGTGTATGACCGTTTTGATGATGGTGGCGAATACGTGTTGGATCACCATGTTATTATTCGCTACAATATTGCAAAGGGGACTCCTATAGTAGAACGAAAAGACGAACGTAGATTTGGGGCTCGAGGCGGTGACGGTGAATACACTTTAGGTCGTAATGTTTCAATGAAAATAAAATCAATAAACAGAAAGAAAATCTCATATAGTTCATATCGTAGAGGTTTTGGGTATAAATACGAGGTTGAAATAGATGTTAAAAAGAAATAATATGAATTTTGGGAGCTAAAGAAAAAAAACTGACTCAATGGCAAAATGACTGGTGTCTTTTTGCCAAAGAGGTTCTTCGTGCCAATCTTGACGAGGAACAAAAGGCTATCTTGCGTGCTATACAGACCGAGAAGATGGTCGCAGTAGCCTCAGGAACAGCGAGAGGAAAAGACTATATTGCTGCTGTCGCAGGACTATGTTTCATGTATCTAACTCCTCGCTGGGATAAAGAACATAGGCTTGTAAAGAACACAAAGATAGCTTTAACAGCACCTACAGGCCGTCAGTGTACTAATATTATGATACCAGAGGTAAGCCGTTTGTTTAGGAATGCAAAGGTCTTGCCTGGCCGTATGTTATCCGATGGAATTAGAACTAATAATGCGGAATGGTTTTTAAATGCATTTAAGGCTTCTGATGATAACACGGAAGCATGGTCAGGATTTCATGCCGTAAACACAATGTTTATCGTAACGGAGGCGTCTGGTGTGAGCGAAACAACGTTTAATGCTATTGAAGGAAACTTGCAGGGTAACTCTCGACTACTTTTAGTGTTTAACCCTAACGTTACTACTGGATATGCAGCAAAGGCAATGAAGTCCTCACGTTTCAAAAAGTTTAGGTTAAGCTCTCTAAATGCTGAAAATGTAGTAAAAAAGAAGACTGTAATTCCGGGCCAAGTTGATTATGAATGGGTAAAGGATAAGGTTGAGAATTGGTGTGAGAGGATTCAAGAAGCTGATTTTGATGAGGGGCAAGGAGATTTTGAGTGGGAAGGTAGTCGTTATAGACCAAATGACTTATTCCGAATAAAGGTTCTCGGTCTTTTCCCCAAGGCAACGGAAGATACGCTTATACCTTTACATTGGCTTGAATTGGCTCACGAAAGATGGGCAAAATTGCAAAAAGAAAAGTTTGTTTCAAGAAAGTCTCCACTTGTTGGTATTGATGTTGCTGGCATGGGACGTGATAGTAGCTGTTTTGTTCCACGATATGGCAACTATGTACCAGAAATAAAAATTCATCAGTCAGGAGGAAAAGCGGACCACATGAAAGTAGCTGGAGAAGCTGTGCAGTGGTTACGTGATAGTAAAGCAAAAGCTTTCATTGATACTATTGGTGAAGGTGCTGGTGTCTATTCCAGACTCGAAGAATTGGGATATAGCAATGCTTATTCTTGTAAGTTCTCCGAGGGTACAAGAGGACTTCATGATATTACAGGGCAGTATGAGTTTGCTAATATGCGTGCTTATTGCTATTGGGCTGTAAGAGATTGGTTAAATCCGAAGAATGGCTTTAATCCAGCTTTACCTCCTTGCGATGAGTTGGATGACGAGTTAACAGAAATACACTGGTCGTTCCAAAGTAGTGGGAAAATCATCATCGAAGCAAAAGAAGATATAAAAGCAAGGTTAAAACGTAGTCCAGATAGGTCAGACGCCCTTGCTTCTACATTCTATCCGAACGCAAAAGATTATGCTGATGACGCTTGGATATTGCAAAATCTTTTGTAACTTTGTATCGAAATCTCAGAATTTTCTGATGATTTCATTGCTCTTAGTGTGTTTGTCCGTGACGGATAGGCACACTATTTTTTTGTGTTTCAAAAGTTAAATATCATGTAACTCCTTGATTTTTAGGTAGTTATATTTGGTCAATTCAAATAAAATTACTACCTTTACAATGTAATAATAAAACAATAACAATTAAAACAAAAGAGCAATGAAAAAGTTCAAAAAAGTTCAAGAGATTTCTTACAAGAATCATATTCTTACAAAATTAGTTGATGGTTTTGGACAAGAGTCTGTAATCATTGATAATGATTTTGAGAAAGAGTTTACCAGTATTGCTGATGCAAAGCGTGTTGTAAATGGTCTTAAGCCAATGTATGAATTTATTTAAAAGTAAAGAGCAATGAAAAAGAGAATGAAAGAACACATAGTATTCGTTGAAAACGTAAAAAAAGATAAGTCTTACGTTGATTTCGACATTGAAGCTGTTATTGACGAATTAAAGGATAATGGCTTTAATGTTACAAAAAAAGCCATTATCCATAACTTCGAGGCTTGGAAATCAGGTTTCAAGAGCGGATATAAGGACGAAGTCAACGGTTACTTCCTGTTTACTCCTTACGGGTGTGACTCCATACGCTTCTACGCTACTGAATTAACAGGCGAGGATTGGGAGAAAACTTATAAGGCATAATTATAGGACACATTTTAAAGAAAGAGCAATGGAATCTATAACAATTTATCTTAATTCATCAGTAGCTGGTACTGCCACAGCTACACCAGCCGTTAAATTTAACGAGTTAAGGCAACTTGCAAGGAAAGAAACGGTAGAGATTGTTTTTTTCAAAGATTACTGTCGAGTAATTGGTAAGAAAAATAGAAAGATAAAAGTTCCTAAGAAAATAACTTGTTCGTCAGAGGAATTTTTGAAGTGGATTGAAAATAAAATAATGACAGCATGGAAATGAAACCTATAACACAAAAAGAAGTCCTGAAAAACAGGTTTATCCGTATTTATAAAAATGAATATGGTAAAAAAATGATCGAAAGAAAAAGACCGACATGTGAAGAAGCCCAGAGGATGAGAATAAGAACTCTATGTATTTACATTGGGGTTTGCGGTTTAAGGCTAAGGCCTATTGATGGGGCGACCGAGAATGCCAATTATTGGTTGGAAAATCATACAAAAAAAGAAATTTTAGAACAATTCCGTCATGAGTTTGTACAGAACAAAGGTTGATAAAGTAAATTCTCTTTTAGCGGCAGGGGCTTTTCAAAAAGCCCTTACTATTGTAAAAACATTCCGTATAGCCTTTAGTAAGGAAGAAAAAAGAAGTATAGAGATTGCACATGAAGTTTTGACTGGCAATGAAAAGTTTTACCAAGCATTGGGAATAGATACTGAAAAGGAAATAAGAAACGCTCATAAAATACTCATAGATAAGTTTTTATAGATTTAATTGTTATTAGTTTCGGCTGTGCTTGCCTGAGAAGGTAGGTGCAGCTTTTTTGTATCAAGAAAAGCGTGTAATTTATTTGAAATTCAAATAAAAAAGTTTATCTTTGTAACATAAATATAAAGATAGTCACGATGATAGATTTAAGTTCTATAGACTTTGATAGTGGAAACATATCTGAAACAATAGATATGTTGAAAAACAAATCAGTGTCTGTTCCTTCATGGGATAAGCTTGTCAAGGATTATGAGCCTACTATGCATGAAATTTTAACAGATACGACAACGTTGAAAGATAAAATACGAGCTGATGGTCAATTAGACAAGTCCTCACGAATTATTATAGGAATGGAGAAGTTGCATGTAAGACGTTTGTCAGAGTTCACTTTTTCTATTCCTGTAAAGCGTGTATATCACAATGTTGATGATAACAAGTTAAGGAAAGATATAGTCAAGGCTATAGAGTCTGTTTATAAGAATGTTCGTATTGATAGTGAGAATTTGAAAAGAGCTACAGCATTATATGCGTCATGCGAAATTTTTACTGTTTGGTATGCAGTTAAGAAACGAAACAGACTATACGGATTCGAAAGCAAATATAAACTAAAATGCAAGACATTCTCTCCGATGAATGGTGTGCGATTGTATCCTCTCCTTAATGAAATGGATGATATGCTTGCTATGTCTTTTGAATACAAAAAGACTGTAAAAGACAAGGAGGTTACATTCTTCGAGACGTACACCAAGGATAAGCATTATATTTGGAAACAAAGTGATGGAGTTGGAAAATGGGATGTAGTTTTAACTCAGCAAACGGAAGATGGTGATACGACTAATGGTGAGGAAATAGTATTAATGAAAATCCCTGGAGTCTATGGATGGCGGGCAAAGCCAGTCTATGATGGGCTGTCGCCTATCAGAGCAGAGATTGAATACTCTTTATCACGCAACTCTAATGTGATAGCGTACAATTCTGCTCCGTTGCTTAAAGTTGTAGGTGCTACCAAAGGGAAAGAGGATAAAGGGGAAAGTTACAGAGTCGTCCATTGTGAACAAGGTGGAGACGTTTCCTATGTGTCTTGGTCGCAGTCCGTGGAGGCTCTTAAGTATCATGTTGACTCTATGCAGAAGATGTACTGGATGCAGGCTCAGATTCCAGATATTTCGTTTGACAATATGAAGGGACTTGGAAACATAGGGTATGATGCAAGGCAAACGTTGCTGTCAGATGCTCATCTAAGAGTCGGAGATGAGTCTGGCACTTGGATTGAATTCTTTGAACGAGAGTGTAATGTTATAAAGGCTTTTCTTGCTGCAATTAATTCTGCGTGGGCAGGTGAAATGGATAACATAGGTGTTGAGCATATAATAACCCCTTATATACAGAATGACGAGCTTGCTGAGATTACTAAGCGTATGAAAGCAAATGGTAATAAGCCTATTGAAAGTCAATTAGAATCTATCCAGAAGTATGGGGAGAGTTCAGATGCTGAAAAAACATTTGCAATGATACAAAAAGAAAATGCGATAGAAGCGGTGAACTCTGCTTCGGCATTTAACTTAGAAAATCAAGTATTATGACGGTAGAAGAATTAAAAGCAAAGAAATATGAAATGGAGCAGAAGATTTCTGTAGCTATTAAGGAATTTGAAGAGTGTACAGCGGTAGAAATAAAGGCAATTAATCTTTGCCGCTGTACATTGAGCAATGAATTCGGTGTAGAAAAAGATTTCAAGTATAATGTAAAGTCAGAATTAGAACTATGAAACAGAAGTTAGCAAAATTATTTTTAAGATTGGCTGAGAAATTGCACCCAACTTGCGAGGCAAAACCAACTTACGAGGCTAAGGAGATAGCGATTGCAGTTGCTATCACCAAGAAGAATATCCGTCAATACAGGGGTTCCTGTAGTAAAAATACATCATATCGTAAGGGTGTTTCTAATATGACACGTATTCAGAAAGGAAATAACCATAGCCACATTTTTGAGGCTATAGAGAAGAATGGTCTTATTGAGGATGTTGTATATCTGAAAGGTGGTGAAAGGGTTGTTGAATCTCGATTAAAGGTATATGTCCGTAAGGAAGAGGAATAAAGAATCAAAAGGTTCTACGAGTAAGTGTGGTGAGTGTGCTTTATGTGAAGTTGAAATGAAATTTGAAACTCTCAGTTTAAAAGGAAAGCCTACTCTTGGGCGTTGTCCTCATTACACCAATAAGAAGTTTTGTGTTTTATTAAGCCAAATAGCTTGCGAACATTTCAAAGCAAAGAATGGGTAAACCAAGATTGCCAAATCAAAAAAAGGCATATAAGGAATTAAGTAAACGACTTGCAGGCTATATGATGCGAGTTCGTAACATATACGATAGACTCAACGAAAAGGCATCAATACTCGTTGAGTCTGTTGGCTATGATGGGTTGACAGAGTTCTCCTTTGATGATTACCCAGAAATAGAACGAGAGGTAAAACTTTTGCTTTCTCAGTTTGTTGGAGAACTGCAAACACTCATCTACTCTGGTACGTCGTCAGAATGGAAGAGTAGCAACACATTCCAAGATGCTGTTGCAGATAAGGCACTGAAATATTATAGGGCTCAGGTACACGGAGATAGATTTAAGCACTATTATCGTGACAATGGTGATCAGCTTAAAGCTTTCTTGCAAAGAAAAGAAAATGGATTAAACCTTTCGTCTAAACTGTGGAGTCAGTCTGGTAATTATAAGGATGCCCTTGAAGCAACAATTTCTACAGCTATAGAGAAAGGAATGAGTGCTACAGCTCTCTCTAAGAAATTGAGTAGATACCTTAACGACTGGCCGTCATTGCAGGCTGATTACCAAGAAAAGTATGGTAAGGCGACAAATATTCACGATTGTGAGTATCGTTCCCTCCGTTTGGCACGTAATGAGATAAGTATGGCTTACAGGTCAGCAGAGCAAGCCAGATGGCAGCAATTTGACTTTATTCTCGGTTATAAAATAAAGCTATCTGATTCGCACCCAAGATACGATATTTGTGATGATTTAGCCGGTGACTATCCAAAGGATTTCAAGTTTAGAGGTTGGCATCCTAATTGTTTATGTTACACTGTACCGATAGTAATGAGTGAAGATGAGTATTGGTCAGATAATAGAGAAAACAGTCCTAATAAGATTACTGCACCACCAAAGAATTTTGGGGAATGGGTTGATAAAGCAGAAAACTTAGAACGCATAGGTAAGGCGAATGGAAAAGGAACTCTGCCATATTGGCTAAGAGACAATGCAAAGATAAAAGATTGTTCCGTTTTAATGTCGAAAGCAAGAACTTATGGAGATGCTATACAGAAACAGGCTGAAACCATAGCGGAAAAATATAATGGGATTGTAACACCTATCAATTACAAAGGTTTTTCTTCAATGTATCGCAAGTTGAACTCTGAAAAGGATATGGTAGTGTCAGATATTAAGGACAGTGTACGAAACACCATTGTAGTAGAAAAAGAAAACATCGATAGTGTTGTGAAAGAACTGCAATCCTTGCCTACATTTGACAGGTACAAGTCACAAACTCCAGAGAAATTCTGTGGATATAGCGGAAATATCATAAATTTGAAAATGCCTAATGGCATTCAAGCTGAGATACAGGTTAATACTCCTAAGATGATATATGCTAAGGAGACAGAGGAAAATGCTCGTAAGATACTTGGGAATAAAGTTTGGGAGGAAATAGCAAAGGAGACAGGAATACAAGGAGGTTTAGGGCATAAGTATTACGAAGAGATAAGGATTTTGGATGAAGTAAAAGATATATCAAAGATTGCAGAATTAACGAAACTTTCCAAGTCGTACTACGCACATTTCAGATAAAACTTTTGGTTATCTCGTAAAAATTAACTACCTTTACAATATAAAATTAAATCACTATGGATTTAGTAAATTTATGTAGTAAGCTCAAAAAAGGAACAGTTTACCTTAAGGACGAATACGAAGATATAGTGTTAAGAATGGAAGTTATTGATAATTCTACACACTGTTTTATCAAGCGTAGAGGTCGCAAAGAGGTAGAGGTAGATTCTAAAGAAAAAGATGTTTTTGAGTCTAAGATGAATGGCAATGAAATCAGTAAAGAAGAGTATGATGAATTTCGATGAACTCCAAGAAAAGGCTATGCAAATAGCTATAAAAGTGCATAGGGGACAGCTTGATAAAGGCGGTAATGAATTATATTAATCACCCTATACGGGTGTCTGAGAATTGTAACTCAGACGAGGATAAAATAGTTGCATTACTTCATGATACTATCGAGGACGGAGACATCACTGTTGATTATTTGCTTATGCAAGGATTCTCTCACGACATTGTAGATGCAGTTCTATCCGTGTCGAGAAAGAGAGGAGAGGATTATTTTGATTTCATTCTGAGGTGTAAGGCTAATCCTATCGGCCGTAGAGTGAAAATTGCAGACCTAAAAGACAATATGGATATAACAAGGCTGAATGAATTAACAGAAAAGGATATAGAGCGATTAAAGAAATATCACAAGGCTTATAAGATGTTGAATGAATAATGGCGGAATAAACCGCCATTATTCATTCAGACATGAAAATATTTCAAAAATCCGCATTCTTTCCTACATAATAGATAGGACCATAGTATAGCACTGTATCATATTTATTGGATTTTTTGTTGAGGTGTATAAATATTTTACCCAGTGGCTTATCTTTGTCAAGAGGGTTCACTCCAAAATCGTATCGTTTAAAACCTGTTTCGTCTACGTACTCATTTATGCTGTCATAATATTTTTCTTTTATAATGTCCGCAAAAATTTCTCTCTTTGCTTTTGCTTGGTTAGCTGTTAATTCAAGATCAGAGAAGCATGCTGAGTATAAATAAGATTTATCATGGTCATACTGAAAATAAAAGTAGCCGACATTAAACGGGACAAGCCCGATATAACCCTTAACTACAATGATTGTTCCGTCTTGCTCCCACATATCTTCTCCTACATTTCTGTTAAGTAAAAGATGTTTAGTTTCCTCGTATGAACTACCGAATGGAATACCTAAAACAGACTGTCCAAAAGTTAATGTAGAAACGCACAAAAAAAATAAGAATAATAGATTTTTTTTCATCGCTTTATTGTTTGTATTTGATTAATAATACAAATGTAATAAACTTATTTAAATTTAGCAAGATAATATGAAAATAAAGTTCAAAGTAGATAAATGTTGAAAACTTGGTAGCACTGCTTAATATACTTTTCAAGAGTAGCATGTTAAGAGCAATTTTCTATTGAAAAACACAAGATTTCAAAAGTTAAATATTATGTAACTATTTGATTTTTAGATAGTTATATTTGGTCAATT